TCTTTCCCTACACGACGCTCTTCCGATCTACATGGTATCGTGACGGCGAGACATTATCCTCTGAGACGTTCCATCCAGACGGGTATGAGTATTTCTGCTATCATCCAGAGGAGTATTACAATAGGATCACGATCGCCTTTGAAAAGACATCAAGACCGTTCAGACCGGTATTTTTATCGGATATCCAGTATGGGCTTGGGCGTACATTCTTGGATGACGAAGCGAAGAATGTAGATTGTTTTATTGAAATGAGCCCGATCAGCGAAGAGCTTAGTATCAACACATTAAGCTTCACGATCCGGAGCAAGTCGAACATTGCATTCAACTTCCAGCGCCGCCAGCAAATGAAATTATATTTTGATGAAAATATTATCGGAATTTTCTATTTGAAATCCGGGAAGCGTGTAAGCAAAACGGACTACGAGGTTAATACTGAGGATGCTGTGGGGCTTTTAGACACGACAGACTTTATGGGCGGCATATACAATAATGAGCCAGTCAAAAACGTCATAGCGGCGATTTTCGAAGGACAGGGGATTGATTATTTCCTTGATCAGACCTTGGAAAATCTGACAGTAAGCGGATATCTTCCAGTCTGCCGCAGGCGTGACGCGCTCGCTCAAGTTGCTTTTGCAATCGGGGCATCTGTCAACACCGCGTATGATCTCAATCTGTATATCTATCCTCGGAATACAGGCATCATAAAGCCGCATATGGGACTCCATCCGGGAAAAGGACTTGTACCAGGCATGAGAGCCACGAAGCAGAACTTTACGAAGTCCAACACTCTATCGGGGCTGACGATCGACCACAGCGACATCACCACTGGTGCAAAGGTATACGCGCACACTTACGTGAAATCCTCGGAATCGGAGGAACTCTATAAAGATACTCTGAATGGGACGGCTCAGATTACGTTCTCGGAAGCCCATTATGATCTTGTAATCACCGGCGGCGCGATCAGCGCGTCCGGAGATAACTGGGCGGTCATTACCGGAACCGGTAGCGAAGTAGTTCTGACTGGCAAGAAATACACCCACATGACAACCCTGTATGAGAAAGCGAACCCTAACATATCACAGAATGAGAATCTCGTGGAAGTGAAGGACGCGACACTCGTAAACCCCCAGAATGTGAATGAAGTTCTTAATCGTGTATACGATTATTACGGCAGCAACGAGTCTGTTTCCTGCCGTGTCTTACTCAATGAGGAAGAGTTGGGGGATATTGTTTCAGTAGATACAGACTTTGACGGGACACGGATCGGAGCCATTAAAAAGATGGATTTCACATTCACACGAGAAATGACAGCGGAGGTAGAGATAGGATGAGCGTTTTTGAGACTCTGATAACAGACCGCACGGCGGACGATGTAACAAACCGCACGGAAAAAGGCTGCATTGCTTATACGGACCTTAACCGTGTAGAAACAGCCTGCCGGGATCTTGCGGACATCCTGCTTGTGGACATCAATACAAAAACAGACTGGACAATGCGAGATTTCCGTACCGACAGCGATATGCAACGGATTCGCGGAAACATACAGGCGCTGAGAGAGGCATACTTCACAAAGCCAACGACCCCGGCAACGCCGCAGAGAATCGAATATCAGTCCGTTACGGAAGCCAACAATATCGAACAAATTCTTGCAGACATCTATGAAATGTATCAATCCTCTATGTCCGGGGCGCGGCGGCTTGCGTTCCGGCTGGGAACAAAGCCAATCGGAGACAGGAGGTAAGACATGCCATTAAAAACGAACTATAAGGATGACATCTATGAAGGAAACCGAAAATACAATCAGGTGAGCAACTCGGACGGGACAATTTCCCTTGTGGATCAGACCACTTACACGCAGGAGGGAGACCCGTTTAAGGCTGAGGACATCAACGCGACAAACATGGCGATCAACCGGCTCTATGATGTGCGTACCGGCACATTGACGGCTGGAGGATGGACCACAAGTGCACCATACATGCAGACGATCACTGTTGAAGGACTTAAGGGCACGGACCGCCCGGATATCTCCTGCACCGATGATCTGACATCTAAGGCAAGCAAAAAAGCGCGCCGGAAGGAATGGAACAAGGTGGATCGGATCGTTACCGGGGATGGACAGCTCACGGCATACTGCAATTTCGACAAGCCAAACCTTGACTTGCCCATAGAAATCCACAGATCATAAGGAGGAACAGCATGGAAGAATTAGAGAAAAACGAGAACAGCACGCAGGCAGAAGAAAATACAGTTTCCCTCGCATCCGCACAGGCTCTTGCTGATGCTCTTGCAAAAATCGAAGCTTACACCCCTACCACTTGGGTAGACAACTCTTCTCCGGACATTGATGCGGAGCATCTGAATAAGCCGGAACAGGCGATCAAACGCGTCACGGATGCACTCAATTCCGCCGTTGATGTTATCAAGGATTTACAGTCTCAGGTAACAAAGAACTCCGGAGCTATCTCGGATGTAAATAACAATTTGAGTAAGAATATCATTGCAAAGACTTTTAATGCTCAAGTTACCGTCAAGGCGAATGAAGGATATATTTGTGATGTCCCATTTACAGTTCCAGATGGGTATGAATTATTAGACGTTGTAGATACTTATATATTAAATACTCCAGCCGCTTTATCTCAACAAGGCATTGTTGAAGACAAAATTAGAGTATACTTACAGCCTTTTTATGGTGGAACCGGAGGCGTTTATGTGAAAGTTCTGTTCAAAAAGAAATCATGATTATATTATCAAACACGCATTGCAACAATATTGACATTGAATGCTACATTTGATTTATCTGTATGAACGTATGGAATGATAGTATCTCCTTTTTTGGCGTTTATAGCAACACAAACACCTTCGTATGCTATTCTCGAATCATAGCCCTGTGTAATGCCTCTGTGATAAAAGCTTACAAAATTTGTTTTTCCAAATGGCAAGATTGCACGATTGGCTCGTATTGTTATTTTACATAACACATTTTAATTCAAAAAAGAAAGGAAAAAATTATGAATTTTAAAGAAGCTTTGAAACTAATGAAAAAAGGAGAAAAAGTAAAACTCCCGGGATGGGGAGGTTACTGGTACTGGGATCCGAGAAAGGGAACTGTAATGATGCAGTGCCGAAAGGAGGACGCTGATGATGGCGAGCTTCTCGACATCCGCGATACGCAGAGAGTAGAATACACGCTGCTTAACGTGGCATCAGATGAATGGGAGATTGCAGACGAGCATAATTGCCCGGTGCTGGGTGGAATTGCAACATTTTCTTTCTCAGATGCGATCAGATACTTAAAACGTGGACTTAAGGTTGCCAGAAAAGGCTGGAACGGAAAGAAACAGTATATTCAGCTGGCCACGGCAATCTCGTATAAATCGACTGATGGAGAGATTGTGAACTGTGATCACGATGCCATCGGAAACAAGGCCATTGCGTTTATCGGCACAAGTGGGGTGCAGATGGGATGGCTTGCATCACAGGCGGACATGCTGGCAGAGGATTGGACATTCGCAGACTGACCATTTCGGTGAGTTTACCGAGATGACTTGTTATTTGAGCGAGGGCAGGAAGACACAAAAACGGCGGCACCGGGGGAAAGCGGGGTGCCGCCAAAAGAAAAAGGTCGTAGGGGTATGGAACCCTACACCAATATAAACGTAAAGAAAATAAAATTGTGACAATAATAATAAGAAAGGAGAAATAAAATGGCAGATGCCTTTTTAAAGCAGTATGGCGGATCCGGAACCGGATCCGATGACTGCACAGCAAAACGAAATCAGGTGCTCGCAGGCGTGACGGCCGTCACCAACGACAGCGATGATGAAGCGCTGACCGGCACAATGCCGGAGCGTGGAAACCTGTCAAGAACACTTTCCGCTGGTGAGTCCGTGACCTTATCAGAAGGACATTATACCGGCGGCTCCGTATCAGCGAAGAACCTGGCAAGCCAGACAAGCGGAGCTACAGCGGAAGATCGCTATGTCGTGAAGGGAAAAACATACTGGAAAGACGGTGTTCTCCGCACTGGGACAATGGAAACCCAGTCCGCAATATCTTTTAGCGCGGCCGCTCGCTCCCACAACACGATCCGCATCAGCTGGAAGAACCCGGCAAAGGGACCGTGGGAAGGTATCCGCATCCAGATGTCTACTGACGGAACACCGGGGGCGAGCGGCGGAACAAGGGTTTACACTGGGGCTGGAAGCAATCCGAACCAAGCTAATGGGAATAACTATGCCGATATTACCGGATTGAAGCCACTTACAAAGTACTATTTTTCCTGCACCAGCTTTTGTACGGGACTTGATGATGGAATACAAGCAGATGTTAGCGCGACTACTACCCATGTATATCTATACAATAGGGGAAACAATATCGCAGGAATTTCTGTTAGTGATGAATACACTTACAATGGGGGAATTACATTTGCATCAAATGCCATTGTTTATAGTCAAGTTGGATCCAGTCCTTGGACGGGCGGAACATTGGTAACTAATGGTAAGTGGAATCTTAGCGCATTTTCTAAATTTAAAATGAGATGCAAAATCTCATCAGCACGTTATGATCGATTTTACGTGAATGTTTTTGGAAAACAAAACAGCGACTTTGATCTTTTGGCAAATGATAAAGTTAGTCTGTCATATAGTGAGATGGTTTATGAGTCCGATTTAAGAAGTGCGGCAAAGAGCTTTAATGATCGCATTTATTTCCAACTGTATAGCGCAAGTAGTGGAAGCGCAGTATCTGGTATACTCGGAGAAATTTATGAGATTTGGCTTGAATAAAGGAGAAAATCATGAATGATATTGCATTATGCCATACAAATCTCCAGAAACAGCGACAAAAAGATGAAAATTTATAAAATTAGAGAAAGAGAGTGATAATCATGACAAAAACCTTCATTGATCGCTACAATGCTGTGGCAGGCTCAGTAGTGATGATTTTAACATTAATTTTCGGAACCTACTGGTACGTTTTTGCGGGCTATTTGCTCTGCAATATTCTGGACTGGCTTACTGGATGGTATAAGTCGAGAAAACTGGGAAAAGAAAGCAGCAAGGCGGGATTGAAAGGAGCGGCGAAGAAAGTAGGCTACTGGATCATCATTGCCGTCGCATTTTTGATTCCGGCATTGTTTATTCATCTTGGAAAAGATCTTTTAGGAATTGATCTGGGATTTCTGGTATTACTGGGCTGGTTTACATTGACCTCGTTGCTTGTAAATGAAATCCGGAGCATCTTGGAAAATTTAGTGGAGTGTGGATATAATGTGCCGGAGTTTCTGATCCGAGGACTGGCGGTGACGGAGAAACTGATTCATGCCGGGGTAACGATTCCGGAAGATCACGATTGATACCAGAGTTGCACCGGTGCAACAACCCGGAAGTATATTCTTCCGGGCTGTCAACTTTTATGAAAGAAAAGAGGTAAAAATGAAATTTAAAGAAGCATTTGAAAAGATGAAATCCGGAGCTAAGGTGAAACTTCCAGGCTGGGGCGGATACTGGTACTGGGATTCTGAAAAAGAAACCATTATGATGCGGTGCAGACAGAAGGATCCTGATCAGGGAGATCTCCTTGATATCAGAGAGACCCAGCGTGTAGAGTACACGCTCATGAATATGCAGTCTGAAGAATGGGAGATTGCAGATGAGAAAAACTGTCCGGTGCTGGGCGGTACTGCTACATTCTCATTTGCAGACGCTATCCGCTATCTGAAACGTGGTTTAAAAGTAGCAAGACAGGGATGGAATGGCAAAAGCCAGTACATTGAGATTGCAACCAATATCAGCTATGTGAACGCATCCGGGCAGATTGTGAATTGCGAGCATGATGCCATTGGCAACAAAGCCATTGCATTTGTGGGCACATCTGGAGTGCAGATGGGATGGTTGGCATCACAAGCGGATATGCTTGCGGATGATTGGGTATTTGCAGAATAGGAAGGTGATCACGTGAGAGATATTACATTATGCCATCCGCGGCTCCAGAAGCTCGCGGATGAGCTGATACAGAAATGCGCCGATCAAGGATTAAAAATCAAGATCGGCGAGACCTTCCGCACCGTGGCAGAACAGGATGCGCTTTATGCGCAGGGGCGAACAAAACCTGGCACGAGGGTGACAAATGCGCGCGGCACGAGTTATAGCTCCTTCCATCAGTGGGGAACGGCTTTTGACATCTACCGCGCAGACGGGAAGGGAGCGTACTATGATAACGATGGATTCTTTTCCCGTGTAGGTGCAATCGGGACATCAATCGGTTTGGAGTGGGGTGGTAACTGGAAATCCATTCAGGACAAGCCACATTTCCAACTCCCGGACTGGGGCAGCAGTACAAAGAAGATCAAAGCTCTATATGCCACTCCGCAGGATTTCATGGCAACATGGGAAAAAGAGACGGAGAATCTTCCGGAAGGCTGGGTACACGACGCTCACGGCTGGTGGTGGCGGAATGCGGACGGGGCATACCCCAAACTGTGTTGGAAAACCATCAATCACCATTATTACCTCTTCGGAGCGTCCGGCTATATGCTGACCGGATGGGTGCAATTTGACGGAAAGCAAACAGGTGTAGGCGATTGGTTCTATCTGGAAGAGTCCGGAGAATACGAAGGCGCGTGCTGGCACGCAAAAGGAAATAACGGCGCTATGGAACGCTGGTATGTGGAGTGATTTTCGTGTTGCATTTTGTGTTGCATCATAGTATATATATATGATGAAAAGCACAAATATATAAAGATATCTTTATGTATCGGAAGCCTTAGAAATAGCATAAAATAAAGGAAACCGAGAAAACCGGAATGCACCGGATTTCTCGGTTTTGTCGGGGCAACAGGATTTGAACCTGTTGATAATATAAAAATAGCCTTAAAAAATAAGGATTATTCTTCTTCTGCGTTGCATTTCGTGTTGCATAGTTCGCTGAAATGGCGATTCGCAACACCAGAATATTCCCTCGCCCTGTCTGAAAGAGCGTGCCTGTATACCGCTTTAAGCACCCCGTCATTGCTCCATCCTCCGCGCTGCATGATATAAACGTCCGGCACTCCGAGCGCATGCTGTATAGATGCTGAGTAATGACGCAGATCATGGAAACGGAAATGGGGCAACCCCGCGCCCTTAAGGCAATGTTCAAAGCGCTTTGTTATCATGTCTGGATTGAGATTTACGATCCTTCCGTCAATCCCCTTCCATTTTGCTGAAACAAAATCCGGGAAATCTATGAATCTGTCTCCGGCATAAGATTTAGGAGCTTTGATGATCCAATCCTTATTTTCGTTCTGCACCATGTTTTTACATACGTGGACGATGTTCCCGGCAATGTCTCCAGACTCCAAAGCGCAGATTTCCCCGCGGCGCATCGGACCGAATGCAGCCAGAAGAATCGGAAGCTCCATATCAGTCCCAGCCACATACTCAAGGAGCCGCTGGACTTCGCTGTCTGTAGGAATGTACAGATCAACACGCTTTTTCATCGGAAGAGCCGTATTCAAGGCAAATTCCGGGCGGTATGCCTTTAAAGTTGCCGATATGAGCCCGTGGATATTTCGCACTGTCTTTGGCGAGTGGGTAAGCGCTTCACGATTGATTGATCTCTGGATGTCATTCTGCGTGATCTGATCCACTTTCTTTTCCAATAGATCCTTGCAATATGTTTTCCGTACTTTCTTGTATTCGGCTATAGTCCTCACTGACAGCACATTTTCCCGGGACCGGATATAATTATCCATAGCGTCTCCGAAAGTAATGGATCTCATACTTGAGGAATGTTCTTTGTTCGTTGCCCAGGCTGCCGCCTCCGCCTCGCATTCCCTTTTTCCCTTTGGTGTAGGGTCTTCACAAGTGAACGACCTGTAAATCCGTTTCTTTTTTATGGTACCGTCCTTCTGGATCTGTTCCTCAAAATGAGAGAAAACCTGACATCTCCATGATCCTGACGGTAATTTTTTTGCTGTTGCCATATGAAATACCTCCTTGATCGTAAAAAAATAACAGCCACCAAAATCTTTCGATTCTGCTTGCGTGACTGTCCAGAAGGTGTTACACTATGTGTGTAGGTTTCGGAAGTGTAAACCTCTGGAACTATGAAAACGGTTTGGTGTACCAGCACCGGACCGTTTTTTCATTTGTAGTATGCGCAAATATAATTTTTTTATTTGCGAGAGCAAATTATTTTTGCATATCGTTGTATCTTTCCATTTCTTCATCATGCTCCATTTGCGTGTTGCACATTTTCGCAAATGCAAGCAGATCCTTTTTGCTCATTCGCTTTTCCCTGTGATATTTTCGCTCTTTCTTTTTGACTTTTACCGGATCTTTTGCGATCGGTGCTGCAACTGGCGGAGAAGCAACCTCGATCGGCATGATATGATGGAACCAGTCCCCACTTTCGAAATCTTCCGGTAGAATGGGAACTTCCACAGGATGATCATCATTCACACACACATCAGGAAGGACCGGCGGCTCTTCGGGTTGATCTTCTTCATGGAGATTTTCCTTTGGCGCTCTACTCAGAAGTAAGGAGAAGAACGCCATAACCGCGAAGAAGATGACCGCGGGCATCATCTCGGACGCGCGGGGGATGATCAGCGCCGCGAGTACTCCGTACAGCACACATGAGTAACGCCCGATCGCCGGGGTCTTTGCTTGCAGGACTGATAGTGTTCCTGCGGCTGACATGATGATGAAATATATCAGAGAAAACATATCCAGATTTTTCAATCCTTCGGAAAATTCTATGCATAAGGCAATTCCAAGAACCCCAATCCCAAGAGCCAAAATTCCGGCTATTCTTAAGATACGAAATCTCAGCGGTACCCTGCGAACTGGGTACGTGATCGTACTGTTTCCCCACAGTAAAACTCCCGTTGCCGCCGCCAGCTCCACAGCGGACTCTGTGAACCCGTTATTCGTCATCACTGCCGCCACATTGCACCCGTAAAACATCGCCCCGGCACAAGCCTCTTGAACTGCGGAGTTCCCGACCGGCTTGGAATAGTACTTGCACTGTATGCCGAATTTTCTCTTGTTGGCATAAGCTATGATGTCGATTCCCTGATCTCCGCTCCCTCTGGTTACGCTGACTTTTGAAAATCCTTTTCTTCTGAGTAGTTCCGCGCAGTGATATTCATAATTATGCCCGTCTATGCCGGACGAATCAGAATAATATCTCGCGCCGAAATGATTCACACGGGATCGCCGGATCCTCCTGTATAGCCGGTATGGGAGTGAAATTGTCCACCACATGATTTTGAACGGCCATATCCACCAGCCAACAAAGAGCCAATACAGAAATTTTATACTCATCACCTCGCATAAACTTCAAATATTTGCATATACTTATCATATCACTACAAATAATTGAAGTAAAGGCAATATTACTGTTCAATTTTGACATTTTTCGATAATGGAGGGACGAAGATGAATTATAAGAAGAAAATCATCGACTTGCTGGAGAAGGTGCAGACGGATCAGACGTTGGAACGGGTGTATAAGCTGTTACTGTATTTATATCTGAGAGAATAGTAATGGTGAAATAGCAGAAGAGCCGGAGAATCAATCCTCGGCTCTTCCTTTTTTCGTGCTATTCTTTTGTGAGTTCATTTAGGATCTCTTCGATCTGCCGCCAGCGGCTCTCGTCCAGCCTTGCGAACTGTACAAGAATCTTCTTTGCGAACTCGTTGTCTCCCGTCATGACGGAATCCACGATAGCCTGCGCATCGCTATCGTCATCCTGGAACATTTCCCCGGTTCCGTTCACGAGCCAATCATAATTGACTTTAAACTCCCGGCAGATGTCTTTAAGGGTTCGCTCGCTTGGTGTTTTGGCACCAGTTTCTACTTGAGCAATGAAGTTTCTACTTAATTCCAAAGAATCAGCAAAATCTTGCTGCGTTTTCCCAAGCGCCTTTCTTAATTCTTTTATGCGCTCTTCCATTTTTGCACCTCCTCTCTGATAACTATTATAATAAAAAATGTTCCCAAAGTCAACAAAAACATATTGACAAATGTTTTCTGAGGGACTATAATGTGCTTACAAGGAAACAAAAAGCCTTGAGCGCTTGCCGCAAATGAAAAAATCTGATGGGAGTGTCGTTCCCACCAGATTCTCATCAAGTTTGTTTACCCTATATGCTTTGCAGATTAAAAAATCGCAATCAACGACACTGATCGCTTCTTGAAGCACTTTGTCACTTGCGCAGTCTTGAATCTGCAACATGCCTAATCGCTGACAAAACAGTCAGAGCCGTCTTTAACCTGTTTTAACTGTCTCGGTATCAGCGCGGACGGATTAAAAGCAAAGGGAGCAGGCAAAGTCAAAAGTTTGGTCATGGAAAACCACTCCTTCCTTTTGCCATTAGGCATAAACATGATAGCACAAGCAAGCGGCGAGCGCAATTATAAAGACTCAAACAGATTCAATAAATAAGAATCACAAGGAGGATGAAAATGAAAGCAGACCGAAAAAAGCTTGAACTTGCTATGGCAAGAGCTTGCATGAGCACGACGGATCTGGTAAAAATGTCTGCCATGCCTCGACCGACAGTAAACAACGTGATTACCGGACGAGATGTGAGACCGGCAACGATGGGCAGGATTGCCCGTGCATTGGATGTAGATGTGACAGACATCCTCGATGACGAATGAAAAGAGGTGTGATCCGTGCTGTGGCAGTGGCTCAACGCTCAGAGCGGCATGGGACCTGGGGAGAACGTCATTCGGCTTTGAAATTGACAGAAATTTCTACGAGAGAGCAAAGAACGAAATGCTGAAACCACCATCAATGCAGCAAATGACATTCAACGATATTTTGGAGTGACACAGAAAGGAAGTGTAACATATGTCAGACGAAAAAAGAAATCTTATCAGAGATGTAACAACGCAGATCGACAAGCTCCCGGAAGATAAAAAGCATTATATCCTCGGCTATATGGCTGGGGTGATTGACTGCAACACGGAAGCCCATAAGGATCAGAAAGACAAATAAAGGGGTGAGAACATGAAAGTCACGTATGGGAAAGAGAAGAGTGACAACATCCGCGTACTGATTGCCAAAGTCAAGGCGCAGAAGCAGTACGACAACGAGAAGATGGCGAAGTGTCTGGGGCTTAAGATCAGCACTTATTACAATCGCCTCCGCAATCCAGCGACATTCCGCTCCGGAGAGCTGTGGATTCTGATGCAGATCGGCAAGGTTCCGGACAGCGAAAAAGCGGATTATCTGTAAGGGAGGTGGACGGAATGACAATGTTCCTGTTGGGAGCCGTGATCGGAGCCGTTGGTACGCTTGCGTGGCTGTGTGTATGGGCGGATCGGATCGATAACGAAAAGCACGACAAGAAAGGTGAATAAAGATGGATGAGAGCACAAAAGATAGTCCGCTGGCAAGTGAAGTGATTACGCAGGCGAGAATGGAAACAATCAAGTGGATGATCGCGTGGACTATAACAGCGGCGTTCGCGGTGGGGAGCAACTTAGCGTGGATCATCGCCGCGTGGATGAATAGATAGGAGGGGAAGAGATGAAAAAAGAAGATTTCGAGCTGCTTGGGCTGTTCGGTCTGATGGGGCTGGTACTTTTCATCTTACTCCTCTTAATGCCAATGATATAGGAGGGGAAGAGATGAAGTCAATGATTCTAATTATGTGCCAGAGCGAAGCAAAGCGCCGGATCCGCGCGAAGAAGCGCCAGATGATGATTCGGCAGGCGATCAAGTACCTCGCGCGGATCGCAACACTCGTATGCGGCTTCTGGGGAGTGTTCGCGATCGCAGTGCCTTACTCCACGATGGGCGTGGCGGGTGTGCTGGCGGCGCTGGCGATGATACCAATGATGTATGGGATGGAGGAAATGGAATGAAAAAATATGAATTAACTGCCGAAAGCATTGTGAAGTTCGGAAGAACACTTTTCAGAATCAAGGCTCTGGTAGCTTTTGAGAATGTTAAAGAGGGAGAACTTGGAGGATTTGTCGAGAAAGAGGAAAACCTCGATCAGTCCGGCAATGCGTGGGTGTCCGGCAATGCGTGGGTGTACGGCAATGCGCGGGTGTACGGCGATGCGTGGGTGTACGGCAATGCGCGGGTGTACGGCAATGCGCGGGTGTTTAAGATGTCTCATTATTTGGTTGTTGGTCCGCTGGGTAGTCGTGATGATTTCACAACATTTTTCCGGACGATACATCTTACTATCGGAGTGAAATGTGGATGCTTTAGAGGGAATATAGATGAGTTTCTTGAGGCTGTGGAAAGGACGCACGGTGACAATAAGCACGCACAGGCGTATAAAGCCGCGATTGCACTGGCAAAAATTCAGATTGATTTAAGCAAGGAGGATTCCGATGAAGAAGAGACTGGAAAAGAAGGTTGAGAAGATGCGCCGCAAGAAGGTGCACGAGATTCTGGAAATGGTGCTGGAGATCAATACCACAGGCGAGCGGGCCCGGGAAGTGACTGGAATCAAGCCAACTGCGTTCTTCGAGTTTTGCGGACACATTCCATTGGTGGAAGTTACAATCCACGAGCGCGGATGGGATCCGCATAGTGGATATGAAGCAAGTTGCAAATGTTACAGTGGGAGAACAGACAAAATAGAGTACAGAGGATTAGAACCATTGATTAAGGACGTGAAAGAAGAAAAGGAGTTGTTGAAAAGTGTTGGACAGGTGTGATATCTGCGGTGCATATCTGGAGGACGGCGGTCTCCTCTGCGAGAAGTGCCGGAAGGATATGAAGCTCCGGATCAGCCACAGAAAAGAAAGGGAGAGTGAAAGGAATGCTGAAGAAAGTGGCCGATCTTAAGATCGGGGATGAAATTATCGTCAAGGGATATGGCGGGCTTGAGTGGAACACGCTCAATGGGAAAATCGTCAAAATCGTAGATAGTGGAAAGTGGCTTACTGCATTTGTGGATGATGGGAATGCGTTCCAGTTGCCGAGCGGAACCGTGATCTACAAAGATGTTGCCCTGAGTAAGGGAGATTCGATCGAGGTGGCGTGATGGAAGAGAAGAAGAAAAACATTTTCGAGACGATCAACGCCGTGATGGAAGAGATTGGAGCGGTTGGGAAGAACAGCAGAAACGAACAGCAGAAGTACATGTACCGCGGTGTTGATGATGTTATGAACGCACTCAACCCGGCATTTATCAAGCATAAGCTTTTTATGGTGCCGGAAGTAGTCAGCCAAAAGCGGGAAGAACGTCAGACAGCAAATAACAAAAATCTTATCCATTCCGTTCTCTCCGTCAAATATACCTTTTACGCGGAAGACGGCTCATCCATTTACGCGATAGTGCCGGGAGAAGGAATGGACAGCGGAGACAAGGCAACAAACAAGGCGATGAGCTCAGCATTTAAGTATGCCTGCTTTCAGACGTTCTGCATCCCGACAGAGGAAATGAAAGACCCGGATGCAGAGACACCGCCGCCAAGCAAACCAGCAAAACCAACACTGGAAGCCAAATATGTAAACACGCTGTTCGCCGAGCTTCAGCGAACCGGCATAGGGCTGAAAGGAATCTTGCAGACCTATAAAGTCGCGGATGTGCATGATCTGACATTTGATGATTGGAAAAAGGCTATGGATATCCTCAAGGGCAAGCCGGACAAGCCTGTACCGGAAGTACCGGATAAGGCTGATGAGGGCCTGCCGTGGAATTGAGGTGATGACGCATGGAATGCACCGGAAAGCTTAAGGGAGTCGCAAAGGACTGGGTGAGTGGGAAATGGAATCTCACGTTCGAGGTTGACGGGGACATCATCGCGGGGATCGACCAGATCAAGGACAAACTTCTGACGGTGATCGCGAAACAGTACCGGAAGAAACGGAGTCTTGACGCGAATGGCATGTACTGGAAGCTCCTTAGTGAGCTTGCAGAAGCACTGAAAGTCAGCAAGCCGTGTATGCATAATGAGATGCTGAGACGGTACGGACAGCTTGAGATGATCGAAGGGCAGTGCGTACCGCTCCGGATTCCCGACACCGATGAAGCCTGTCAGAAAGCACTGGAGGCGGAAGAGTATCACATCCGCCCCACATCGCAGACAATCGAGCGGAACGGGAAGCGCGACCGGGTATACTATCTCCTTCGCGGATCGCATGATTATGATACGAAAGAGTTCTCTGAGCTTCTGAGCGGGCTTATAGACGAGTGTAAGCAGTGCGGCATACCAACAATAGCACCAGACGAGTTTAACCGCCTTATGGACGCATACGAGAAAGGACATCATGGCTAAGAAATTATGGAGCATCTTTACCGACGATATGGATCACTGCTACTTTACGGGATCACCGGAAGTGGAAAGACACCACGTATTCGGTGCTGCGAATCGCAGCAGATCGGAAGTGTACGGATATGTGATTCCGTTACACCCGACACTGCACCCAAATGGGGCGATGTTCAAGCGCACGAAAGAGAACTTGAAAATTGATAAGTATCTGAAACAGCGCTGCCAGAGAGATTACGAGAAGAATCACGGCAACAGATCAGACTTTATCAAAGAATTTGGAGAATCATATCTATAAAGCGGAGGTACATAATGGGAAATTTAGTGAATTTAAATGTCAGTGATGAATTGATTAAAAGCGCACTTCGGGAAGAAGTGAACGCTGGAATTGTCAGAGCACTTGGAGACCCAGCCCAGATCGTAAGAACTGCCATCGAACAAATGACAGATTTGTATGTCGATAGCGATGGAAAACTGTGCAAAAAAAATTCTTACTATGCAAAACCGTATTTTGATTGGCTTGTGGAACAGACCGTAAAAGATTGCGTTAAAGATGAGATTACAAAGTATGTAACAGAAAATAAAGGCGAATTGGCAAACGAAGTTCGCACTCAGCTAAAGAATGCGAATTTTAGGAATAAGATAGCAGCGTCATTTGTACAGAAAATCGTTGATACTACAGAAAAAACCTGGACAATGCCAATCAGTATTTCGTTCGAAAAGTGTAAAGAAGAATACTAATATCAACCTCCAAATGGCACCTTTACATGTCACAGCATCTTATCGAGTGCCATTTTAATACATACCTCAAGCCCCGGCATGATCCGGGGCGGAAAGGAGGAACAATGAAAGAGAAAGTAGACATGAATCTTGCTATGCTCATCGTGTACAATACGCTGGGCACAGGAAAAGAGAATGCGGTCAGCCGCAGGCAGATCGTGGAATCGACAGGATACCCGGACCGGCTGATAAGAGAATGCATCGAGCGGCTCAGAGAAGAAGACCCGATACTTTCCGCCACCGATGGAAGTGGCTACTACATTGCCACAGAGGACGCACAGGGAGTCACAGAAGCCGTTGAATGGGTAACAGGGCAGAACCGCAGGGCGAAGTCCATACGGAAGTCATGCAGAGGCGCTCAGAAGCTCATAAGCAGAATACAGCAGATGGAGATGGACACATGAAGTACAGTTTCACGATCCCCGGGAGGATGAGAGGGCTCAACGAATACATAGATTCCTGCCGGAGAAACGCAAAAGGCGGCGGCAGGATGAAACGGAAGGAGCAGGATTGGGTCGTGTTCTGCATCCGCAACAAGCTCCGCGGGGTCCGCGTCAAGCACCCTGTCATCATCCATTATCACTGGTACGAGCCGAACCGGCGGCGCGATCTTGATAACATCGCCGGATTCGGGCACAAGGTGATCCAGGACGCGCTGGTGGAGTGCGGAGTGCTTGCCAATGACGGATGGAAAGAGGTATGTGGGTTCACGGACACCTTCTCCATCGCCCAGAAAGAGCCTTACATTACAGTAGAGCTTGAGGAGGTGAGCCGATGACAAGAGACAGTATGGTTTTCTATCGCAGCTTCTTTGAGGCGGTGGAAGATCTGCCGCCGGAAGACTTCAAGCAGGCGGTAACGGCGATCATGCGGTATGCGCTGGACGGAACAGCCGATGATGTCAATGGCGTTGCAAAGTCGATTCTCATCATGGCAAGACCACAGATTGACAAGAACAACAAGCGCTATGAGAACGGGACGAGGGGCGGTAGGAAACCAAACGATAACCAAACAATAACCAAAATGGAACCAAAATGCAGTAACCCGAAACCTAATGTAAATGTAAATGATAATGTAAATGATATAAAAGAAAACACTCTAAAGAGTGTTAAAGAAAAGCGCTTCGCGCCACCCACCCCGGAGAATGTGAGGGAATATTGCCGGGAAAAGGGCTTGAACGTGGATGCTGATCGTTTTGTTGATTTTTATGAATCAAAAAACTGGTACGTTGGAAAAAACAAGATGAAAGACTGGAAAGCAGCAGCGAGGAACTGGGCGAGAAGCCAGCGGCAGGAATCGACCGCCAAAGGCACTGAGAAGCCCAGAAATCGCTTTGCCAACTTCCAGCAACGGGATTATGACTATGATGCTCTGATCGCCCAGGAAATGGCAAGCAGGGGCGGCACATAGGCGGAAAGGAGCGTTATGCGAGTGAGAGACAGAGGATATAGCGAGTATGGGATCCCGCCGGATGATGTCAGACGCGTCCGGGATTACTGCCGGAAGATGGGACGGGAGGACCGTTTGAGGCTCTTCCAGTGCGCAATCTCAAACGCTCCGGGGCTTGAACTGCTGATCTACGAGAGTCTGACCGAGGGTGTTGGATATGATCGTCTGGATCGTAAACGCGGGGTCCCGGCAAAATCGGATGATTTCTACGCATACCAGAGAAAAACCGTGGCAGAGTTCTACGACTGGCTGCGGATGACAGGGAGGTGGGACGAATGAGAGCAAAGCTCTATGATGTACTGGATACAAAAACCGGCGTGATGATCGGAGAAGGGCTTCGGTGCCGGGAAGTCAGTAATCTGATTGATGTTGATCTTGACCATATTTCACAGTATGCCGGACGTGGGCAGCGTTGCAAGAGGAGATATATTATCATGCCGTGCGGAGAGGTAACGGCAGAGCATCCGCGCAAGGAGTTACTGGCAAAAGAATGGGACAAGGTCAGAATGCAGATTCTGGCAGCCAAAAGAAAAGAGGTGGGCAAATGCTTGCGTATGGAGTGAAGGACCTCACGACCGGAGAAGATATCTGCCACAAGGCAACCCGGCAGCAGGTCGCGGATCTGATCGGCGCACCTGTCGGACGAGTTCCGAGCATGGCGAAAGCCGGGAGACTGCACGATGGCAGATACTTGATCCATGTCGAGGGCGAGCTTGAGGATCTTGTGGATGAGGAGTTCCGCGAGAGATGGGACGAAGTGAGGAAGTCCGTGATGAACGGGCTCCGGAAAGAACAGAGGAGAAGAAATGCAGTTGGGAACAAATGAAACAAAGTTGCAGAGGTACACACAGTCACAGATTTTTATGTCACGTATTGCCTCTGCAAAGAAAAAAGTTAAGCGCGGAGATCGGCTGACGGTGTGGACTCTCAAAGGAGGATCGAAAGAAGCTTGTAACAACAGAACGGAAGTCCACAGAAAAGCAAAGGTGATTGCGGTTTATCCACATTTTGTTCACGCAAGACTGGTGAACCCGTATCCTGGGCGGACTGGATGCGAAGAGAGCTTCCGTTGGGATGATATCGTGAAGTGGAATAAATTCTTGTGGGAGGTGTGAATAATGGAAAAAGAGTTTTCGAGAGAATTTCAGCAAGGGCTTGCAGACATCTTAGAGATGTGCATAAAAAACAAAACAGATAATTGCGTTATCACATTAGGTTATGATGACGCCGAGCTTGTTGTGAACATCGCATTTTCAGCGAAAAAGAAGGAACCGGAGGCGTGAGTATGACGGGGAATGAACTGGTAACAACGAGTGATAATAGATACTTAAGAAAGATTATACACGACATGACAAAGGGATGCCTATTGACTCGCAATGAGTTCCAGGCAATCATAAGAATCCTTGAGCTGGCGGTGGATAGAATGTTGTGGGAGGCAGAGAATGAACAGACTGACAGAAAAGAGAGATAGCGGAAGATGGGGATTGAAGGGCGTGGACTGGAAACAGATCGCGCCCGGCGCAAAAATCACCGATGAAGTGTGGCGGAAGCTCTACGGAGCCTTATACAAGCTCAAGGACTACGAGGATACCGGGTTGATGCCGGACGAGATTGACAAGTTGAATGCGGAAACGCAGGAAGAAGCGAGAAAGATGCTGGAGAAGGTTGCGGAGCTGTCGGAGGAGATCGAGAAAGCGCAGGAGAAAACGCGGTGGATTCCCATGAACGATAGTTTCCCAACGGAAGCGGGGAGTTATCTGATTTGCACACGCGACAACTATCTCGGATATCGCAAAATCAAACTCTCGTACTTTGATCCCAAATACGCTTGGGACGATGTTGAGAACTACGAAACAGTAATTGCTTGGATGCCACTGCCAGAACCGTATAAGGAGGGAAAGTAATGTCAACGGACCACAAAATCACATATAAGTGCGATGTGTGCGGAAAAGAAAGTAATAACTACAGAGATATTAAGACAGAGCGAATCCCTGTTTTTAATCGGTTAATCCCACGCGCAACCCATGAATTCGATCTGTGCGAAACATGTAGTCAAAAGTTGCGAGAAGTCATTCGCGATCATTTTGTAGAGGTAAGGCACACCATCTGGGGGGATGCAATAATCAGAAAAGTCTACACTGATGAGCCAGAGAAAGATAAGGGATGATGAATGATCACTATTACTATAAAGCAAAACACATGCATGTTTTAAAAAATAGCCATTTAGATGGAATATGGGTGGCTGGATTTCTGGCGGATGAGCGATATATAGTCGATGCATTTACTGGATACGAGTGCCTTATTGATCCAAAGACAATTTGCCAGTGCACCGGACTCCAAGATAAAAACGGGCGGCTGATTTACGAGCACGACATTCTCTCCGGGCATCTGGATCCGAATTTCCCGGATGACGAAACTCGGGAAGTCGTGAGATGGGAAGGATACAAATTCGTGACGCGACAGCTCCCAATTAAAGACCACATGCCGGAAGAACTGGACGAGTGGGACGGGGAGCACTTCGAGGTGATCGGGAATGAGTTCGACAACAAGAAACTGATGGAGGAGTGAAATGGACTTAGAACAGAAGAGCATCGAGAGAATCAAAATGGCATCGGAGATGAGCCTACATCACTATGGCAAGCCGCTGATCTGTACATACTCCGGCGGAAAAGATAGCGATGTGATGCTGGAACTTTTCAAGCGTTCCGGCGTTCCATTTGAGGTTCACAACTCGCACACCACGGTAGATGCACCGCCGACTGTATATCATATTAGAGATGTGTTTCGAGACCTGGAGCTTATGGGGATCCACTGCGATATCAACTACCATAGACGGCCAGATGGACACTTATTGACGATGTGGAATCTCATACCGAATAAACTTATTCCGCCTACTAGAACAGCGAGGTACTGTTGTAAGGAACTAAAAGAAGGAGACGGCGCAAATCGCATGATTGCAACCGGAGTACGATGGGCAGAAAGCGTGAAAAGACGCGGAAGGGAAGTCTTTGAATATGTTGCATCAGCAAAAGATAGACGTATTGCTGCAAGTATGGAAATTATGCTTGTAAATGACAATGATATAAGCAGGCGGCTGATCGAAAAATGTGAGTTAAAAGCAAAAACCGTATGCAATCCGATTATAGACTGGAGAGATTCCGATGTATGGGATTTCTACTGGCACGAGTGCAAAAAGCACAATCCCTTGTATCAGATGGGATATACCCGTGTAGGCTGTATCGGATGCCCTCTTGCAGGAAAGAAAGAAAGAAAGAGTTTACGGATTTCCCGACATACGAGCGGGCATATAAGCGAGCTTTTGAAAAGATGCTGCGTGTAAGATCTGTGAGAAGTTTGCGAGCTGACTCTGGTTGGAAAAGCGCAGAGGAAGTCTTCAGCTGGTGGATGGAAGATGACAATATCGAAGGGCAGATATCAATGTTTGACGATACAGAATAGAAAAATAGCGGCGGACCACCCGCCAAGATGATTCCGCCGCTAAAAACATTTGCTTAAGTCCATTATAGCCGACTTGAGCGCCAAAATCAAGGAGGTACTTATGAGTAACATTAAATCCGATATTATCAATAATGTAACCGTTACAATGTCCGTATATATCCAGGACAGAGAAGCCCTTGATGTATTGGAGCTTGTGCTGGCTAATGAGCTTATGAAGGTGAATGTCGAAGAGATCACGACTCTTCCGGCAGAGGTTAAAAGTAGCGTGGATCAGCGGAATGCCTATCTCGTGCAGCTCTTTATGATCCAGAAACGCCACCTAAAAAAGCGCACGATTGAGGCGTATATGGGATCGGTACGCCGCTTGGTACTGGCTACAGGGAAACGTCTTGATCTCATTGACACGCTGGATATTGATTGGTATCTGGCACAGTATGAGAAGCATAAAGGCGTGAGGACGGAGCAGATCACGAACCGAACCTATAATAATGAGCGCCGGAATCTCTCTGCATTCTTTACGTGGATGCGGAAATCAAAGATCATACAGGACAACCCGGTCGATAATGTGGACGCGAAAAAGGTTGCGATGGGGAAAATCGACTACTATAGCCGGGAGGAGATCATTGAGCTGCGGGACGCGTGCAAAACGAAACGGGATCGTGCCATTATCGAGGTATTCCGTTCCACGGGTGCGCGTGTAGGTGAGATCGCAGATATCCGCCTAGATCAAGTGGATATGCATACCGGGGACATCCCGATCATTGGCGAGAAGGGCGGACGTGCCAGAACATTATATCTGGATGCGGAGGCGAGATATTATCTTGCAGCGTATCTTGATGAGAGGAAGGATAACAGCCCGTACCTCTTTACCCAGACCGTGGGAGCAAAGCGAGGGAGGATGGGGACGGCAACGTACCGGACTATCATGAGAAAAATCGGCAAGCGTGCGAAGATCCAGTGCCGTGTGTATCCGCACAAGATGCGTAAGACACTGGGAATGGATCTCAAGCAGCACGGCCTTGATATCGGCATTATCCAAGAGATCCTCGGACACGCGTCACCGGCAGTCACCAGTATGTATTACGCTCAGTCCACAACGGAGTCGCTGAGAAGCGTACGCCAGAGGTTGAGCGCATAAGGAGGAGCAAAATATGATTATATCCAAAGGATTAGCCCAAAAGGCAGAGCGCTATGAAACATTAAAGAATGAGATGGATAAACTTTTCGAAGAGTTAGAAGCGTGGGCGAACGAAAACGGCTTTGACGGCATTATGGTTACCGGGTTCGGAATTTGCGAGGAGGTATCAGGAGAGGAGCAACTTGATGATGGAGAATATTGCGATCAGACTATGCGCGGAGAAGATTCTGGATACGGAACATATTATTATCCGATAGAAGGAGGTGGAAGCACAATGTATATGTGGATCACGTACTGTTTTTAAGATATGGAGGAGAGAACAGAATGAAAATTTATAGAAACCCATTTGTAAACCACCCGTACTATTTTGTAAAGACAGGTGCCGGATGGACCGGAAGAACGGAATCCTCGAAAAGCAAAGGATATTGTGTGGAACGGCGCGATGGAAAATGGATATGTAGAAACGTCTACTTTTGCGACTGTACCATCAAGAACGAATTGATTTTGATAACTGAAAACAGAGAATCCATACACAAAGTCATTGAGAATGCAGTTATTGATACAGTATTGCGGCTTGTAAAGGAGAATTTAAGATTGGAGGATGTTACGAGATGTCCATATTGTAACTACATCCCGAAATGCAACGAGCAGACCTGCAAGGATTGTAAGGTCTATGAGGATTTTCTGGATGATGCAGAAAGATTTAGAGGTAATGGCAAATGAAGGTAGATCATATAGAGACGTGCGTGTGCATAGACCATGAGCCGACAGCAGCAGATAGTGTATATTACGGGATGCCGCAGCTCAAAGTAACAAAGGGACAAGAATGGAGCGCTTTCTGCCCTAATTGCGGACGAGGTGGATGTCTCGACTTTAAGTCGCAATATCTTGCCCTTGTGAATTGGAATAAGATGCAGAAAAGTCTAAAAAACCTTGATGATATATTTGGAGGAAAATAGAAAAATGCCGAATAAAAAGATTACATACACATGTGAGTATTGCTATAGAGAATTTAATACCATTACCGAATGCGAGGCACATGAACGCACGCATTGGTACAGCTATGAACATGATAAAACAGAGAAAATCATAGAAGAATTAAGAGGTTTGAGCCGCGCTGCGTATGAATACAGAATTGGGAATACGGTCATGGGCTTTCCGATATCCAATTTTGAGAGTCTGATGGACGAGGCCGCTAAACGGTTAGGAAACAACCAAAATTAAGATTTGGAGGAGATTATGCTTATAGAAGGCTTCAAAGAAAGGAATGAGCACACAGAGATAACGTATGTTATCGCTAGGTATAGTGCCATACACGATCGTTGGTATCCGTACAGTGAGTCAGAAAACATCGAAGAGGCACAAGAAAGATTAGAGGATCTAAGTCAGAGAAGACTTGGTAAATTTGCAATCTTTGAGAGGATAAGATCAGAGATTATTACAAAATTGAATTAAGATTTGGGAGAAATAGCATGAGAGATGAAGAAATAAAATATTGCCCTTTTAGGGTGGTAACAGAAACATTTCCGGCGATGTGTGTAGGGAATGGAGATATTACGAGAACAAGTTTTGAAGCGTGTTTGAAAGAGCAGTGTCCGGCTTTTTATGTGGCTCATGGCGGATATGGTCAAGAATATGAACGATGCAAGCGGTTGAAATAACTATTAAGATTTTGGAGGCTATGAAAAGCTAAAAGAATCATATGAATCCGGGCAAATCTGAAATTTGCATAAGGAGATGGTACAGATGTACGATCATGATTATTGCTACGAGTGTAGCGGGTATGGGGATGATTACTACATCGACGATGATGGAGAACTGCAATGCTGGTGTGAAACATGCCCGTTTGGAAACTGGGATGATGATTAACGGATAGAAGAAAGCCCCGGAGGAGATGATCCTCTAGGGCTTTTGAATTATTTGCAATCCAATGTTTTATTCCAGCGCTCCCAAACACTCTCGTTTCGCGGAGATCCATCAATCCAGTCCAGAATCTCACAAACTTCTGTCTTTGACTGATAGCTGAGGCAGTATGTCGTGCCGGTCTGCGTGTTGATTTCTTGGATTTTCTTAGGCTTGGCGGGGAGAACATCATTAAGGAGAGAGAGAACATTGGATTGCAAATAATTCAAAAGCCCTAGAGGATCATCTCA